CACCTGTGTTCCAGCAAGTCTGAATGTTCCTATCTGGAAGCCAAGGAGCAGATTGACCGTGGGGTTCTTCTGAGCAAGGAATACTACAATTCTTGGATTTCACTCAAGATAACCAAGAAACACCTAGCAAAATACGCCCAAAAGAAGATGTTGACAGAATCTTGAAATAGTGTATAATTGTCGTCATGCAAATCATTGATTATAGCGGTATCGCAGTGGCAGCAATCTTCTCTCAGGATGCCCCAGAACAGATTGAAGAGGGACTGATTCGACACATGATTCTGAATCGTATTCGCTCCTTCAACACACAGTTTCGTGAAGAGTATGGTGAGACCATCCTTGCCTGCGACTCATCCTCATGGAGAAAGCGAGTCTTTCCTCAATACAAAGCTGCACGTAAGAAAACTCGTGATGCTTCTCCTCTGGATTGGGGCAAACTCTTTGATCTCATCTCTCTGATTCGTGAAGAGATTCGTGAGAACTTTCCATACCGTGTTCTTCATGTTGATGGAGCAGAGGCAGATGATATCATTGGTCATCTGGTGGAGAAGACACAAGAGTTTGGTCAGAACGAACCTGTTCTCATTGTCTCAGGTGACAAGGACTTTCTGCAACTCCATCGATACAAGAACGTCAAGCAGTTCTCACCAATAAAGCGTGACTTCATCACTACTGAGAATCCTGACTTCTATCTCTTTGAACATATATGTAAGGGTGACAGTGGCGATGGTGTTCCAAATGTCCTGAGTGACGACGATACCTTTGTGGAGAATGGAAGGCAACGCCCACTTCGTTCGTCAAAGATTCAGGAATGGTATCAGGAGCGAGACAAACTGAGTGAGGTGATGAATCAGAACACCTATCGAAACTACTGTAGGAACAACAAGATGATCGATTTGAATCACACTCCTAATGAGATTCGTGAAGAGATTGACTCTCTATATACTTCAGAAGCAAACAAGAAAAATGGAAAAATCTTTGGGTATCTGATTGAAAAGCGTTGTAATATGCTGATTGAATGTGCTCAAGACTTCTACTCAAAATAATATGAAAAGAAAACCCGTTAACCCACTAAAGCTGTTCCCCCACGAAATCTTTGAGAAGGTTCAGGGAGTTCGTGCCATGAGCGACCGTATCGCGGTTCTCAAGGAAAATGAATCGTTTACTCTCAAGACTATCCTTCAGGTTAACTTTAATAATTGGATTGAGTTTGACCTTCCTGAAGGAGATGCGCCTTACAAGAAGGATAAGAATCCTCCTGAGTTCAGTGCTGGTCGTATTGATAAACTTATCAAGGAACTCAAGCATTTGGTCAAGCAATCCAAACTCCCAAGAGCAAGAAAAGAAATTAAATTCATTCAGATGCTAGAGGCAATGCATCACAAGGATGCTGACATTATTATTGCCATTAAGGACAAGAAGCTGAACAAGTTGTATTCGGCATTGACTCCTGCCTTGGTGAGTCGTGCCTTTCCTACTCTGATTCAGGAGAAGGAATAAATAATGCCAGCGTAGCAAAGGCTCTGGTTATTATGGTTCTATCACAACTCAAACGTCTCAAAGAGGATTTGGAGAAAACTCAACACTATATTCGTCGCCTTGAGAAAGATGATGATCATGAAAACATACCCTTCTACCAAGCAAAACTTAAACGGCTCATTGATGCTGTTGGCAAACTTGAAAGCATGATTTCAAAATGATATACGACTATCACTGTGAAAAATGCGGTTATGAATTTGAAGAAAACAATCAGATTATTAACCGTGACATTCCAACCGAAAGACCCTGCCCTCAGTGTGCAGCACATTCAGTGAAGCGTGGTATTGCTGCCCCTTATATGTCCTATGCTGGAGCAAAGACTATTCAGCAAAGAGCAAGACAAGGAGCAGGAAGCGACTTCATAAATCGCATGGAGCAAATCCAGAGAGCACACCCAAACAAACTAAAAGATGGCACCAAAAAAACAGTCGGTGGATACTAAGAGTAGTGGGAGAGGATCCGCTGGTTCTTGGAGAAAGAGGTTGATTGATATCTCTCCTTTTTCTCAGGGTCAGGAGGACTTCTTTCGTTACTATGAGAAAGGATACAATATGGTTCTTTCTGGTGCTGCTGGTTGCGGTAAGACATTCATTGCCCTTCACCAAGCACTATCTGAATCCAAGGAGTCACAGTATCGAAAAAGGGTCATCATTGTTCGTTCTGTTGTTCCCACCCGTGATATGGGATTCCTTCCCGGTTCACAAAAGGAAAAGGAAGCGGCATATACCACACCTTACGAGGGAATTGTCAATGAACTCTATGGTGACCCAAAGGCATGGGCTACCTTGTCTGGACATGATATCATTCGCTTCATGACCACAAGTTACATTCGTGGTATCACTCTCAGAGATTCAATTGTAATTGTGGATGAAATGCAAAACTGCAACTTTCATGAGTTGGATTCAGTCATCACTCGTATCGGTGACGGTAGCCGCATTATCTTTGCGGGTGATTATTACCAGTCTGACTTCATTCGAAACAATGAGAGAGAAGGTATCAACAAGTTCCTGACAATCCTTGAGAAGATGAACTACTTCAAGCACATTCGCTTTGGTTGGGAAGACATTTGTCGTAGTGGGATAGTCAGAGACTATATCATGACCAAAGAACTTGAAGAGAAGAACACACAACCAATGACATTGATCAATGAGTAATCCAAGATACAATAAATGGAAGAACAAAAAGCGCGATAAGACACGCCGAGACGATTCATATGACAAATTTGATCGCCAAAGACGCCTAGATAAGAAACAGTCCCGTAATTCAAATGATGAATAATTCTGATATATCTAATCCAGTTGCAGACCTCATTAATAAGCGTCAGAGTAACAACTTTAGTTACACCTATGGTCATGTTCATGAGTTCTACGTTACTGGAGCAATTGAATCTCCTGACGAATATACTGAGTGGTTTCATACGATTCGAAATGCAAATGCAACTGATGTAGTAAAGCTTCACATCAACTCTCCCGGTGGTGACCTCTGGACTGCAATTCAATTTGTTCATGTCCTTGCTGAGACAGAGGCAACAATTCAAATTGCCGTTGAAGGTGCTTGCATGTCTGCTGCAACTCTGCTCTTCCTGATGGGTCATGAATATGAAGTCTCTCCTCATGCGATGTTCATGATTCACAATTACTCTGGTGGTTCTCTTGGTAAGGGTGGAGAGATGTATGACAACATTGTTCATGAGCGTAAGTGGAGCGAGAATCTTCTTCATGATGCATACGATGGTTTCTTGACTCAGGATGAAATCAAGTCCGTGCTGGATAATAAGGATCTCTGGATGGGGACCAAAGAGGTTCTTGAACGTCTTGAAAAGAGGCAAGCCCATCTTGAAAACCTCCAAGCTCTCCTCAAGGAAGCTGAGTTGAAAGCAGCCGAAAAATCCAAAAAACCTGCGAGGAGAACCAGAAAAGCCGCACAAAAATCTTCGTAAGTCGTTGATTACCAACACCTTTAACGGTAACGTAAAAAAAAGTGAAAAAAAGTGCTTTTAGGGGTTGACGGATCCGCGATCTTCAGGCAGAATGTCTCTCGTAATGAGAAACAACGACATGAACATCAATATATCTTTTCGCAGAATCAAGACTGGACTATTCACTAATAGTATGCCGGGATACTTCAGAATCGCTGTTTGGGTTTTTGGGTTCCGTATTTGCGGGTTCTGTTGGAATAAGGATTTCGGTATAGAAAGAGATTGACATTTCTGCGTTCTCTGGTAGAGTGTTGCTTTAACAATTTAGTCAGTTAGTTAACAGGCACCAACTGGATGGTCCCTTTAATAAATGAGAGGGGTTGACGGGAATCCAGAAATGGTCTAGTATGATCTACGTAATGAGAAAGAACGCTATGAAATACGAAATCACGAACGAAGCCCATCCAGACAACCCAAACCTCCGACGCATCAAAGCCCTGCGGGACTTTGGCGACGTAAAGAAAGGTGACCTTGGGGGATACATCGAGTCCGAGGAGAATCTGAGTCATGATGGTGATGCATGGGTCTATGGGAACGCATGGGTCTATGGGAACGCAAAGGTCTATGGGGGTGCAGTGCTCTCTTGGAACGCAGTGGTCTCTGGGGATACAGAAGAGCCTGTGTCTCAATTCCCAAATGAAATAACAATCGGTGGTGTGGTTTACGTAAAGAAAGCATAATTATGAGTAAGATTGAAATATACAAAATGCTGGACGAGATGAATGGTCAAGCCCTTGAAAACTTCTTCACTGCACTTGCTGATTATGCGGCAGATCAAGCTGATCGATTCCATTATGATGATGCTGACCGACATGAAATGTTTGAGGAACTCCGACAACCATTATGGGAAGCCTCAGATATTGTTTTTCGTCGGGCATAAACTGAATTCATAGATACTTTATGATTTACATTAGCAACCACAATGAGAGATGGGTTGAACGCACGAAGGAAGACCTTCCAATCCATGACAATAATGGTCGTGCAGTAATCATGAATCGACTCTGGCAGAAACTACATGACCGTGATGATTTGAAAAAGGTCTTTGATGATGAGTTGGGCTTTCAGGAGAAGATTGAAGAGTATGTTTATGCAGGAGAACAATATAGAGACCTACATGACTTCTTGATGCTTTTCACTGATGAGATTTTAGTGTTTGGTGAATAAGAATAGTTGACTGAAGCAAAGGCTTCATGTAGAATATAAAAATTGAGAGAGGTTCTACTCTCCGGGAGATACTCCGATAAGGTATTGAAGACCACCGAGAATCCGTGGGTGACCCAAAAGGGCAATGGTGATGATATCCAACATTATGCTGTTACGGCTCAGCAGTAAGTCCCTAGAGAGAGGAGACCCCATGTCAACAGGGCAAAATAAAAAGCCGAATCTTTGTTGGCGTTACACGATAACCCAACGATCAGGTCTGGTCCACCTTCAACCAAAACAATAACGGGGTTGTAAATGGATCGACTTTCTTTGCCACAGCGTATCTGATGATTCCTAAAGGATGAAACTCGAAAGAGTCATACTGCTCGGCAAGCGGTGCACCAATGTGTCCTATGTGTAGGTGGAGACGTCTGCCGAAAAGAAGACGCATCATGCTCGTCGAACCTAGCTGGGTGCGACGTTAAACAATATAGGTTAACCCAGCTCCAATTTCTGGGGATGTAGCTCAGTTGGTCAGAGCACCCGACTCATAATCGGTAGGTCATAGTTTCAACCCCTATAGGGTCCACCAATGCCAGATTAGCTCAGTTGGTAGAGCAACGGTTTTGTAAACCGTCGGTCGTCAGTTCGAATCTGACATCTGGCTCCATTTTCATTGGCGCATAGCTCAGTTGGTTAGAGCATTCGATTGATAATCGAAAGGTCGTAGGTTCAAATCCTACTGCGCCAACCAATTTCATTCTAGAGTAGCTCAATGGTAGAGCAATCGGCTGTTAACCGATTGGTTGCTGGTTCGAGTCCAGCCTCTAGAGCCAATTTCAGGTTGGATGGCTGAGTGGTCTAAGGCAACAGTTTGCTAAACTGTCGTACTCGAAAGGGTACCAAGAGTTCGAATCTCTTTCCAGCCGCCATTTAACATTAAGTCCCGTTCGTCTAGCGGTTAGGACATCGCCCTTTCACGGCGAGAACACCAGTTCGATTCTGGTACGGGATGCCATTTTCGGAGAGTAGCTCAGTTTGGTAGAGCACCTGCTTTGGGAGCAGGATGTCGCAGGTTCAAATCCTGTCTTTCCGACCACTTTGGTGAGATGGCAGAGCGGTTTAATGCACCTGTCTTGAAAACAGGAGTTGTGAAAGCAACCGGGGGTTCAAA